ATTAAAAAAGGCGAACACTTAGGGGGCTAGGTAAGTGCGTTTAACTTTTGATTCGTCGAAGAATTTTTCAGCCAAATGGCAGGATCTTTGCCACTTATGGGAAATCCTGTCCCACTTCATTACCACTTCAGAAATTCCTACCTGAATGATGGCCTTTGCACACTCGTGACAAATTGGAAGACCATAGACAAATATCGTAGACCCATCCAAAGAAACTCCATTGCGTGTTGCGTTATAGATCGCATTCACTTCGGCATGAACAATTCTCTCATACTTTCGTTCTCGATCATCGTAGTATTTTGAATCGTCGTCCATACCTCTTGGAAATCCATTGTATCCCTGTGAGAGAACTTGACCGTGATTTCCCACGATTACTGCACCAACTTGTGTTGATGGATCTTTGCTCCATGTGGCGACTTCGCCGGCAAGATCATAGTATCTGTTTTTCCACTGTTCGTTCATTTCATTGCGATTGCTGCCATAAAGAGATGATTTTGCCAGAAGGGTTGAATCTTTCTTGAATCAAATCCCGCAGTCTCCAACATCGAAACCAACTCTTGCCAAGTGTTAGGCTTCAACATGTGTCGCAGAGTCTTTTCCTTATCAAGGATATCCTTGTCGTCAAATGTCTTTCTTTTATGATCGTAGAAAGTAAATGTGATCATGTCTTGAATCCTCGAATCGGAAGAAATAGTTTTTTCCGAAAAGATAAACGCACCACCCGACACAAGACTGTCATAGATCTTTTTCAAGATTCCTTGTCGTTCGGATGGAGGCATAAACTGTAGAGTAAAGAGAGAAGTGATCAAAGAATAACTGGATGACTTGAACTTAAAGTTTCGAATGTCCTCGACGTGAAACTTTGCACGCCCCAGCTCCTTTTGTTTGATCTCTTCTTCTCGATTCCACAAACCATCGCGAAACCCACTTGCATACTCAACTCCAACATAAAGAGTCTTAGGAGCGAATGAGCGATTCTGTTCCATCATAGCCATGATGGTTTTTCCGGTCGAACAACCAATGTCCAGAACCATTTTGTCCGAATCATTCTCAACAAAGTATTGAGAGAGGTTGACTACATCGTCATGAAGATTTCTATAACCTCGAATCGAATCCTCGATGTGATTGTCAAAACCTTCGTCTCGATGGGCAAAAGTAAAATCAGGTGTGTTTTCCATTGTATATTTTTAGAACATTTTCGTAGACTGCTTCTGCAATCTTTTTCATCATCAGCGGAGGAACCATGCGACCGATTCTTTCTGCTTTTTGATTCCATTTTCCGGTAAGTTTAAAATCATCAGGCAAAGACATAATACGCTTTAATTCTCCTAATGTCAACTTTCTTTTTTCACTCCAGTGAAATGCACCGGCAGTCGTGTCACCACTGCCCATCGCAGTCAGAGTTGGAGCAGGAACTTCCAGAGAAACTCTCTTGAGATTGAAGTGATGACCCTTTGGATGGTAGTCTCCACCAGTCAAAACCTTCTTTGGAAAAGTCTCCATTCGCGAACCAGTTTCTCTCCAGTAAGCAGTTTTTGAGAACTTCTCTGTCAAGTATTGAACCTCTTCATTGTCATACTCCAGACCAACCAACGCATCTTTCAAAGGAATGACTTCTTTGCTCGGCTCCGGAAACACATGACCGATTGTCATAAAGTTCAAACCGACTTCATCCATCACGTCATTACGAATCGCAATAAAGATAACACGAGTCCTCGTTTGAGAAACACCATAGTATCGAGAATCCAGAACCTCATAAGAAGGAGAATATCCGATCTCTTCAAAGGTGTTCAGAATACGCTTCATGTATCCTTTGGCCTCTCCGACAGTCAATCCTTTGACATTTTCCGCAACGATCACCTTTGGTTGAATGTCATTTGCGACACGAAGAAACTCAAAGAAAAGATCTTCGATGTTCTCAACAATCTTACCATCAGAATAGTTTTTGGTTTGTCCCCATCCATCCGAATGACTCCCGCCCGACGAGTGAGAAAGTTTTCCAGCAACAGAAAATGCAGAGCAAGGAGGCGATCCATCAAGAATATCTAACTCTCCCCTCTTAAGTCTAGCAAGAGACAGAAAGTCTGTCCCCTTGAGTTCTTTGATGTCGCCCGGAATGATAGGAGTGTTCGGATAGTTCTGAGCATAAGTGTTTTGAGCTTCTTCAACGAACTCGTTGATGCAAAGAATATTTCCACCGGCAAGTCGATAACCAGTCGAAGAACCACCACCACCCGCAAAGGTAGATATGACTTTGAATTTGTTTTGTTTCGATGCTTCAATTACATCCTCTAACTTGTATGGTTTATACATTACTTTCTAAATTGTTTTTTGAATGAATTACTATACCAGACCTTGGGGTTTTTGTCAAGAATATTTTCATACTGTTGTTTTATACCCATTCCATCCTGAAATGCAAGTTTATTTCTTTCAACTATCTCTTTTGGTAATAATTTACGATATGCCTCTTGCATTATTGCCTTTGGTTTTCTCTTACCATCCCAAACTATATCCTGCGATATACCAAGAGAATTTTCAACGAGACTTGTGTTGAGGAATGGAAGTCTTGGTTCCATTCCATATTTCATAAAAACTTTGTTACAGCGAGAAAAGTTTTTTCTCTCCTGATTTCCAAATTCTTTCAGTCTGGCCTGTGTCCACCCATGCATTTGTATTTTATGGTAACTCATTCCGTAAGACAACCACAATTCATCCGCGCCCTCTCCAGACAAAACCACCCTGAAACCATCACTCGACATTCTTTCTGCAAGTTTGATGCATGGCCATGCGATTTCAATTTGAGATTTGCTGTCCATTTCAATAGTTTGAATGACCTCTCGAATCTCCTCTTGATTGGGAACATCTACCTCCACCTCTACCAATTCCATATCCAACATTTCAGCCATACTTCTAGCACACCTCAAATCCGGAGATTTTTTATTGTAGACCGCAATATACCCGACAAGATTCGGAATAGTTTTCTTTGCGGCAAGAGCAATCACCGAGGAATCTATTCCTCCCGACAAGAGAGTACACACTGGAACGGCACTGACAGTTCTTTCAATAGATCCTTCATCAATACATCCCTTGATCATTTTTCCGGCATCAATTCTATTGGAATAATCTTTGAAGTTGATACTTTTTTCAAGATCGTACCAAACACCCATTTCACTGTTTATGTACCCATCATTAGTTGTTCTTATGTAAGTCCCTGGCTTCAAGGATTTGATAGTAGAAGAAGCGACACCCATAGATAAAAGACCCTTAATTTCCGAACAAAACATGAAATGTGGAAATAGAGAAGTCTCCAATAAACTATAGTGAATAGGTACTTCACCATACCTATCTCTTATAATTGTAATGTCATTATTTCCCCTAGTCCAAGCAATTGCGAACATTCCCTGAACTCGATGAAATCCCCCTATGTCTTCCTTATCAATTAAATGAGCTATTACTTCGGTATCACCATCAGTAATAAATTGAATCTCATACTTATCGGTAAGATAAGATCTTATCTCTCTATAGTTCCAAATAGAACCATTAAAAATAATTGTCAAATTGTTTACAGAGAAAGGTTGGTTTGATCTCGGATCAGTATCCATTACATTCAGTCGGACATGACCAAAATCCACCAAAGAGATTTTTTTAGTATCTCTTGCATCCGGCCCTCTATGTCTAATAGAATCTAAACCAATGTCTATTTTTTCAAGAGAGTAACCTCCTATTATACCACACATATTTTACTTCTATAGACTACTATAAAATTGATGAGTTGTCAACACAATATATCACAAATTTTATTCGCGAGATTCGCAAACCATTCAGTATCTCCGCCGTGTCGAGTCGTTTCAGCAGCAGTTCCGATACGGATTCCACTCGTCTCGGTGAATGGCCTTGGATCGTTTGGAATTCCATTCTTATTGACCGTGATACCATTTTCTTCGAGAAGATCAGCGGCTTCGCGACCACTATACTTACTCTTAGTTAGATTCAACAAAAGGATGTGGCTATCTGTTCCGTTTGTCTGAATGTCAATGTTTCGTTTCTGAAAAACCTTTGCCATAGCCCTTGCATTATCGACAACATTCCACGCATAGGTTTCAAAGTCAGGTTGCAACGCCTCATGGAAACACTGTGCCTTTGCCGCAACGATATGCATCAATGGGCCACCTTGAGTGCCAGGAAAAACAGCGCTGTTGATCTTTCGAGTGTAATCTTTATTGTTCCACAAAATGATTCCTCCTCGCGGTCCTCGAAGAGTCTTATGAGTTGTCGAAGTGACTACATCCGCATAAGGAAACG